TGGTTTTTCTTCTTTCGTGTTTACTTTTATTATACTCCTTTTTCTTTTCCTTGTCTACTTTTTTAGTATAGCACCAGTTCTAAGGACATCAAGAACTATACACAGCATTTGGTCGATCAGGCAGGCAGTGCGGTGCTTTCCTGGTTGATCGAAGGTGCAAGAAAGGTCATCACAGCAAACTATCAGATCAACAGACCGCAGTGCGTTTTAGATGCGATCGGCTCTTATCGTGAGGGCAATGACTGGCTTGGAAACTTCATCAATGAGTGTTGTGAAGTAGATAAAAGCTATCAGGCAAAGTCCGGTGACCTCTATAACCGATACAGAGAATACTGCAATGAAAACGGAGAATACACAAGAAGTACTTCTGATTTTTATGCCGCATTGGAACAGGCGGGGTACAGAAAGAAGAAAACGAATCACGGAAACTTTATTATGGGATTGAGTATAATTTCAGATTTTCTTGATTAAAAGTATGTTTTTGACTTCCACTATATAAAATCGACCTCCACTTTTAAGGTCAAAAAACACCGAAATATAGGGAAAGTGGAGGTCGGTGGAACTCATATACAGACTTTACGCAGGCGAGAAAAAAGTAAAATTTATCTCTATATATAAGGTTTGTATACGACCTCCACCGACTTCCACTTTTCCGAAAAATAGGGAGAATTTATGCGAGAATCATTTATTGAAGAAAAACTCACAAAGGCAGTAAAGCAAAATGGCGGAGTGTGCTGGAAGTTCACTTCACCCGGAACGGCAGGAGTTCCCGACCGCATCGTATTGATGCCAAAAGGACACATTGCCTTTGTGGAAGTGAAAGCACCAAATCAGAAACCAAGACCTCTACAGCTTTCAAGGCACAGACTTCTGAGGCAGTTAGGCTTTCAGGTTTACGTCCTTGATGCCTTAGAGGACATTGACAAAATTATAAAAGAGGTGATGAGCAATGAAGCTTCATGATTATCAGGAATATGCAGTTAAGTTCATAGAGGAACATAAAATTGCAGCACTTCTGCTTGATATGGGTCTTGGCAAGACGATAACAACTCTGACTGCCATTAACAATCTGATATATGACTTGTTTGAAGTCAGAAAAGTTCTGATTATTGCACCGCTGAGAGTAGCAAGAGATACCTGGTCGGCAGAAGTGCAAAAATGGGATCATCTTAAGCACCTGAGATACAGTGTGGCAGTCGGAACGGCAGAAGAACGTCGTGCAGCATTAAAAGCAGATGCCGACATCTACATCATCAATCGTGAAAATGTGGACTGGCTTGTCAGCAATACAACATTTGATTACGACATGATCGTAATTGATGAACTAAGTTCGTTTAAGAATCATCAGAACAAACGCTTCAAAGCATTGATGAAAGTCAGACCAAAGGTAAAAAGAATCGTAGGCTTGACAGGAACTCCTGCAAGCAATGGACTCATGGATCTATTCGCTGAGTTTAAATTGCTGGATATGGGCGAAAGATTGGGAAGATTTATCGGGCAATATCGAAACGAATATTTCAAGCCTGATAAGCAGAACGGCTACATCGTGTATTCCTATAAACCTTTGCCTGATGCGGAAGAGCGAATATACGAGAAAATATCGGATATCACAGTTTCCATGAAAGCAATCGACCACTTGAAAATGCCTGAATTGATTTCTAACGAATACATGGTGAAGATGTCGGAGGCAGAAAAGGAAAAATACAAAGAACTGAAAGATGAATTGATTCTTGAGGTTCAGGATACTGAAATCACCGCAGCGAATGCAGCGTCTTTAAGCAATAAGCTTTGTCAGATGTCAAACGGTGCAATTTATGATGATAGTGGAGAGATAATCCCGATACACAGCAGAAAACTTGATGCATTAGAGGATATTATTGAATCTGCAAACGGTAGACCTGTCCTTGTAGCCTATTGGTTCAAACACGACAGAACGAGAATTGCAGAAAGGCTTGGGAAGCTTGGAATCGTCTATCAGGAAATCAAGTCGGCACAAAGCATCAAAAACTGGAACAGCGGAAAGCTGCAGCTGGCATTGATACACCCTGCATCTGCCGGACACGGTTTGAACCTACAGGCAGGCGGAAATTTTCTTGTTTGGTTTGGACTGACCTGGAGTCTGGAACTTTATCAGCAAACCAATGCAAGACTATGGCGGCAGGGACAACAATCTGAAACTGTGGTGATACAGCATATCGTCACCAAAGGCACAGTAGATGAGAAAATCCTGAAAGCATTAAAATCAAAGGACGAAACGCAGACAGCCCTGATGTCAGCAGTCAGGGCGGAATTGGAGGAGCAATGAATGACAGCTACAAAGAATTAGCGGCAGCAATCGTAGAACGTGCGGTTCTGGATTATCGAGCCGCATTGATGAATCAGGACAAATACGGAAGAGTCAGTTTGGAAAAGTTCTTCTGTTCCGGCTGGTTTGATATCCTTTCGGATTGTGACGGGAGAGTACTTATGCAGATGATAAGGAGGAAGTGGCATGAATGTAAGAGAGTATCTTGAAAGTATCCGTGCTTTGGATTTATCCATTGAATCAAAAATCCGTCAGGAAGAGATGCTTCGTACAAGATTGACAGATACAGCGGCACATATTGGTGGTGATGCACCAAGGTCATCTTCTCCTGATAAGGACAAGATCGGAATCGTAATGGCAGAAATTGTTGATCTTCAGACAGAATGCAATGCAGAGATTGACCGTTTTGTGGATATGAAAGCAGCGATTAAAGATGCTGTAAAGGCACTTCCAAATGAGGAACGTGTTGTAATTGAGGGAATGTATTTCAGCCATATCAAAGCAAATGAAATCATGGCACAGCTTTATTGTTCCCGCCGTACCGTGTATCGTATTCGTGATAAAGCGATAGCAAACCTTGAGAAAAATAAAAAAGTGTGTCATTTGTGCCAACTTGTCTGAAAACCCTTGCGTGACACACTAAAATGTGATAAACTATATCATAGAAAATAATATATAGATGCCATGGCAGAGAAATCTGCTGTGGCTATTTTTATACCCTGATGGAGGTAGAGTATGCCGAAGAAGAGTAAACACCCTTGTGGTTATCTTGGCTGTCCACAGCTTATTGATGCAGGACAAAGATACTGCGAAAAGCACAAACAGCCTGACAGACCGTCAGCTGCCAAGCGTGGTTACAACAGCAAGTGGCGTAGGCTCAGTAAAGCTTACCTCCGTAAACACCCGATGTGTGTACGCTGTATGCAGCAAGGACGATACGTTCCTGCAACTGTGGTCGACCACATACAACCGCATCGTGGCAACCCTGCTTTGATGTGGGACGAATCCAACTGGCAAGCCTTATGCAAACCCTGTCACGATAAAAAGACATGGACAGAAGATAAAAACCCTATTTATACATACTGAAAAGCCCCTGGGGGTATAAAAACCTCTAAAAATGGACAAAACATTGACCGGTGGCCCCTCTCACGCACAAAATCCAATATTCAAACATTTGATTGACCCCTTGAATATTAAAACATTAGAAAATACCGATAAAACCTGCTTTTGCTGACTTTTAAGTCAGCATTTTTTATGCCCGATTTTACAATTTTTGTTTGAATTTCTTTGATTTTTCGGAGGTGATGGCATCATGGCGAAAGACGGTACAAACCGAGGCGGAGCAAGACCTGGGGCGGGCAGACCGAGAAAGGCACTCACGGAGAAAATTGCTGAGGGAAAATCGGCGGAAGTTATGATGCAGCCTGCGGATATAGAATCCGCTGAAACACCGCCTGTCAGAGATTTCATGAAAGAATTACAGCGTGACGGCACAAAACTCCTTGCAGATGATGTGTATACAGAAATTTATCAATGGCTGAAAGAACGCTCGTGTGAGAAAATTGTCAGCCGTCAGCTTGTGGAACAATATGCCATGAGCATTTCCCGTTGGATTCACTGCGAGCAGATCGTCACCAAATACGGATATATTTCCAAGCATCCTACAACTGGTGCGGCAATTGCTTCTCCGTATGTTGCAATGTCACAGAACTACATGAAACAGGCAAACCAAATCTGGAATCAGATTTTTCAGATTGTGAGGGAAAATTGTTCTGTGGAATTTCAGGGCAATCCGCAGGAAGATATGATGGAAAAGCTGCTCCGCAGCAGAAAGTGAGTTTGTATGAAAGCAGATAATAGTTTTTGGAGAGAACTGAAAAATAACAAACCCTATCTTACCAAACAGCAATACCGCACAATCAAGGGACAGGCTGTCAAAGGCAACATTGATGGTGCCCGAAAAGGTATGCTCAGAATTCAGCAGAGGAGGAATTACAGATGACCACAATTACAGAATTTCAGCTTGTTGACATCAACAAGTTAGTGCCTTATGCAAATAACGCCAGAACGCACAACAAAGAACAAATTTTGAAACTTCGTTCTTCCCTCCGTGAATTTGGATTTGTCAATCCTGTTATCATCGATAAAGATTACAATGTCCTCGCAGGACATGGACGCATCATGGCAGCAAAGGAAGAAGGCATCACAGAAGTCCCTTGCGTATATGCTGACCATTTCACTGAGGCACAGAAGAAGGCATATATCCTTGCCGACAACCGTATGGCATTGGACGCCGGCTGGGATGATGAACTCCTTGCCGTGGAAATGGAAGAATTGCAGAATCTCGGTTTTGACCTTGGTCTGACCGGATTTGATGAAAAAGAAATCGCTGACCTCTTTGCAATTGACAGCGACGAGGCAAAACAGGACGATTTCGATGTAGACGCAGAACTGGAAAAGCCCTGCAAATCCAAAACCGGCGACATCTGGCATCTTGGAAAACATACCGTCATCTGCGGAGATTCCACTTTGCCTGAAACCTATACAGCACTTTTGGGAGATACAAAAGTCAATCTGGTTTGTACCGATCCGCCGTATCTTGTCAATCTGGAAAGTACATCCGGCAAGATCAAAAACGATGACCTTGACGATGAAAAGGGCTATGAATTTCTGAAATCCGCATTTGAGAGATTCAAGGAATCCATGGCAAAAGATGCAAGCATTTATGTGTTTTATGCGACGTCAAAGGCTCGTGTATTTCATGATGCATATGAAGATGCAGGATTTAAGGTGGGTGCAGGACTTGTCTGGAAGAAAGACCGCCTTGTTCTCACCCGCACCGACTGGAAATACATTCATGAACCGATCATCTGGGGGTGGCGTAAGGACGGCAAGCATATCTGGTATGGTGACCAGAAACAGAAAACCGTATTTGAATTTGACCGTATCAAAAACAGCAAGGAAGACGGCTGCGGACACCCATCCAGTAAACCTGTCCCATTGATCGCCTACCTGATTTCTCAGTGTACGCAGACAAACGGCATGGTGCTTGACGGATTTCTGGGCAGTGCATCTACCCTGATCGCCTGTGAGCAGTTAAACCGTGTATGCTTTGGTGTTGAACTGGAACCAAAGTTCGTTGATGTTGCGGTGGAAAGATACATCAAACTCCATGAGGGTAACTCTGATGATGTGTATCTGATGCGTAATGGCGAAAGGATCGAATACAAGGATGTGGAGGTGTCAGATGAATAAACCTCTCACCCTTGGCAGCCTGTTTTCCGGTTCCGGAACTTTTGAAATGGCAGGAATGCTCTCCGGCATTCTGCCTGTCTGGAAATCAGAAATAGAGCCGTTTCCGATAGCTGTTACAGAAAAGCGGCTGCCGTTTGTAAAGCATCTGGGCGACATCAACTGTATCAACGGTGCGGAAATCGAACCTGTGGATATTATCACCTTTGGCTCGCCCTGCACCGATCTTAGTGTCGCAGGAAAGCGTCAGGGCTTGAATGCCGCACGTTCCGGACTATTCTTTCAGGCAGTCAGAATTATCAAGGAAATGAGGTGTGCAACCAATGGTAAATACCCGAGATTCGCAGTGTGGGAAAACGTCACCGGAGCCCTATCCTCCAACAAAGGAGAGGACTTCCGATGCGTCCTTGAAGAACTCTGCAAAATCAAAATCTCAGACATATCTGTCCCTAAACCTGAAAAGTGGACAAAGGCAGGAGAAATCCTGGCAGATGGTTTCTCTCTCGCATACAGGACAGTCGATGCTCAGTACTGGGGTGTACCCCAGAGAAGAATGCGTATCTACCTTGTCGCAGATTTTGATGGTGAATGTGCCTCAAAAATATTATTTGAGTCCGAAAGCCTGTCTGGGTATTCTCCGCAGAACTTCTGTTCGTGGAAAGAAACTGCCGGAAGTTTTAGAACTTGCTCTGAAGAAACAAGCACAGGGTTAGTTTTTTCAAATCACGGGCAAGATACACGATTTAAGGGTCCTGTTGAAGTAGCGGAAACAGTTTCTGCTACATATGGAACGGGCGGAAATAATCAGCCGTTTGTGGTGGAACATTTTCATAAAGCATACGGCATCTGTGGAAAATACAGCAATTCCATGCTTTCCGACAATCCCAACAGCGGATTTTACGAAGCAGATACTGCAAGAACGATTGATACAAGCAATCAGTCTCCATGCAAAAATCAAGGCGGAATTGTTGTCGTTGAGGGAAATGGTTCACGTCCATCACATCACGGCAATGGGTATAAAGAATCGGAAACAATGTACACACTCAATTGTACTGAAAATCATGCTGTTGCCTATGGAATCGGCAGACCTGCCATGAATCAGGGATACAATGCAAAATTCAGTTTTCAGATCGAAGAAGAAAAATCTCCGACAATTGTTGCATCAGGTGCAGGCGGAATTGCCCATCCGGTCTATTCCACAAGCAAAAATTCACACCACACCGTTGCAGAAAGAGAAAAAGCAAACACTCTTGTGGCATCAGATTACAAAGATCCGCCGCTTGTCAATGCTCCGGAATATATCGTGCGAAGATTGACACCGCAGGAATGTGCGTTGCTGCAGGGTATGCCGACTTGGTGGTGCGATAATATCGGCATTGAAAATCCAACGGAAGAACAAATTTGTTGGTGGCAGAATGTCTTTGAAATCTACAACAAGGCTGTCGGGAAAACCTGTAAACCGAAATCCCGTAAGCAGATTGAAAAATGGCTGAAAGATCCGTATTCCGATAGTGCCGCCTACAAGATGTGGGGCAACGGTATATATTTAGGGAATGCGTGGTTTGTACTGTCTGGGATAGCGTATTATGCACAGAATACAGCCTGAAAGTTTGTCATATGTCACACTTGATATCTGTGAGGAAACGAGTTATCATGTGTACTACCAAAAAGGAGGTCAAACATATGACGATTGCATTTCATCTCACAGGAGAAAATCGAAAAACAATGGTGAAAGCTGTTTCTGAAATACTTGAAATTCCTGCCGAATATCAGTATATGCCGACTTGTGCTTACAAGATCGGGGAATGTTATACTGTCACCAAAGAGGGCAACCTTGAAATCAGCGATTCAGCTGACAGCAAGGAGGCAGAACATCTTATGGAAGAACTGAAAAAACGTGGATACGATGTTCCTGAAACAGCAGAACCGGAATCCACAAAATTGACAGTTCAGATGCCTGCGGACTATTTCGATGAACATACGCTGGGTAATCTTCAGCAGATCTGCGAAAACAAGGCTGCCCTTTTTCAGGCTGCTTTTCAGACGGATTCATTGGACATCATTTCATCTGATGAAAAGGTGGAATTTCCATGGTTCAAAGTAGAGCAAGACGGTGATGCAGATGCCTACTGCACTTTCATTTCCATGCTCTGCAAATTTGCAAAAAATCAGAAGCGTATCAACAATAAGCCCGAAACTACTGACAATCCAAAATACACAATGCGTTGTTATCTTCTTCGATTGGGTATGATTGGTACAGAATATAAGGCGGTGAGAAAAGTACTGCTCAGAAATCTTTCAGGCAGTTCAGCATTCAGAAAGGCGGGTAATTCAAATGAAGTTTCCGAATAAAAGCTATCTGGCACAACTCCGAAAACAGTATCCTGTTGGAACGAAGATACAGCTGATTTCTATGCGTGATGAAAAATATCCCATTCTTCCCGGAACGATCGGTGAGGTCACTCATATCGATGATCTGGGTTCCATACACATGAAATGGCAGAATGGCTCCTCCCTTGCCCTGATTCCCGAAGTGGATTCTTTCAAGGTTGTGGCAGCTGAAAATTAAGACAGAACCTATTCCATCGTACTGTATGTTACCATAGAAATTCAAGTTAATCAAGACTGTATATTACACAATCTTTTGGCGGATATACAGTCTGTTTTTCTGTTGATTTAGCGGGTTGCTATATACTCCGTAATGCGGTAATATGTGATACAACGAAAGGGCGGAAAGCCCGAAATTACGGAGGAAAACATCATGAATGCTAAAACAGAAAAACAGATCGAAAACCTGAAAAACCAGACCATTGGCGTGGAAATCGAAATGAACCACATCACCAGAGAACGAGCTGCAAAACTTGCCGCAGACTTTTTCGGAACGGGCAGATACGAATTCACAGCAAGCCGAAACGGATACAGCACCTGGTCATCTTGGGATGCACAGGGCAGAGAATGGAAATTCCAGAAAGACGTCAGCATTGCAGGATGTGATGCCGAAAAGTGTGAACTGGTCACACCGATTCTTCACTACAGCGACATTGAAACCTTGCAGGAACTGGTCAGAAAGCTTCGCAAGACTGGAGCAGTAAGCCACGCAGGAATAGGGGCTGGGGTTCATGTTCACATTGGAGCGAACGGACACACACCGCAGAGCCTGAGAAACCTTGCAAACATCATGGCAAGCCACGAACGGCTGATTGCAGATGCCCTGAAAATCGACCAGGGCAGAATGAACAGATATTGCAGAACGGTAAACCCAAGATTCATTGAAGAACTGAACAAAAAGAGACCCACCACAATGGCACAGTTTGCGGACATCTGGTACACAGCAAACGGTGCGAATTACGGCAGAAATCAACACTACAACGACAGCCGATACCATATGCTGAACTTCCACGCAACCTTTACAAAAAGCACAATCGAATTTCGGCTTTTCCAGTTTGACAAGCCTACAGCAGAAAAGAAAAACGGACTTCACGCAGGACAATTGAAAAGCTACATTCAGCTTTGCCTTGCACTTTCCGAAATGGCAAAGGAACTGAAAACAGCAAGTCCAAAGCCACAGCAAACGGAAAATCCGAAATTTGCAATGCGAACATGGCTGATTCGATTGGGACTGGTTGGCGAAGAGTTCTCCACAGCGAGAAGTTTTCTTACCAAGAACCTTGACGGAGATGCAGCCTTCCGATTCGGCAGAGCCTGAAAAGACTCGCACCTCAAAGGCAACGGGTGGCAACACTGCCGCCCACGTTGCTTTTGTGGGATAGTTTCCCCACCAAATAAATCAAGCCACACAAGACCACACAGCCCCTGATTTCGCAAAGTGTAATCTGAACAAATACCACACAAGAAAAGGCACAGATATTTTGTGGATTTAGCGGGTTGCATTTCTCCTCCGAAAGAGTTAATATGTGACTACCGCAAAGCGGAATCTACAAAAAGGAGATTTGAAATGAAAAGATATTACCTTGCCTATGGTTCAAACCTCAATGTCCGTCAGATGAAGTACAGATGCCCCACAGCAAAAATCGCTGGAACGGCGGTTATCAGGGATTATGAACTGCTTTACAAAGGCAGCAAGACAGGTTCCTACCTCACCATTGAAAAGAAAAAAGGCGGTGCTGTTCCGGTAGCAGTCTGGGAAGTAACTGCCGCCGATGAACACAGCCTTGATATTTACGAGGGCTATCCTAATTTCTACTACAAGAAAAATATGAAAATCAGGCTTTCCGAAGCTGGGAAAATGATTGATGCTTTTGTGTATATCATGCACGAGGAACGCAGGCTTGGGATTCCAACTTCTGCATATGTCAGCACCTGCAAATTCGGATACACCATTTTCGGATTTGATTTCAAGTACCTTGATGAAGCCTACGAAAAAAGCCTGAAAGGAGCTGCCCATTATGAAAACTGAAACTGCAACAGAAAGAACCTGCCCGAAATGCGGATGTGTTTATACCGGAGTTCCTGCACTTTCAAGGGTAGATAATGAAACGCTGATTTGCCCCGACTGTGGAATCCGTGAGGCTCTCGAAAGCATTGGTATTTCCAAAGAAGAACAGGAAAAAATCATCAGCATTATTCACCGTAACACAGCAGAATAA